ACACCTTGCTTACCATTAGAATCAGACCAAGGATAATAACCTACACCATATGGCATATTAGCAGTCCATGTTCCATTCACAGCAATCTGCGAGGAGAACAGTCCATCATTCTGCCTAATAGTAACCGTAGAATTACTCAAATTAATCACAGAGAAGGAATCACCTTGCGTAACCACCACTTCCGAAGGAAGCGGATATTCGTATAATTCGGCGTTAGCCGAAGCGATGAAACCGAAAATAAAGACACAACTTATCAACACCAGAAAGATATACATGACCTTATCCATTATGATCACTCCTCTCGTAATCATCTATAAGTCTTTGAATAATCTTTCTACGAAAGACAATACCACCATCATTTCCGCCTAAGCGTTCCATGATATGTTTCCAATCATCGTAGTGTTGTTTCCAAGTTTTTTCATCATCGTACATGTTTATCGTTATCTCCCTTCGTTATATATATCTTACTTTTTTTTCTTTTTCTTCTTTTTTGAATCTTTGAACATTTGATACATTTCAAAATCTCTCAAAGTCTCCATCTTAGCCAATGTGTGTATCAAACCCCTTTATGTGACCTTCGTTACGTGCATCTGCTATGTCCTCGTCTGAATATTGTTCGACTTGACGTTCAGGATTTTGAGAACCGTCGTTCTCGATGCCGTTGCTGACCATTGTTCCTTGAATGCGAAACAAACAACGAGCCAATTCCCTCTTTCTATGCTCGCCTATCGGCTCGCTACAAGCAATGCAAATAACCTTTGAAATCTGTTTGTAACCTAGCCCCAATTGAATCTTCCTCCTACTCTGTCATCTTCAACAATATTTTCTATAAGTTCTATAAGTAATGTTTGAATCTGTTTCTTATTCTCTTCAGGCAACCAGTCTTGATTAATAAGATCAAGTAAGTCTCTTATAATACTATTACTAGTCATTGCTCTTTCCTCGCTGTATCAAAATGCAAATCTCCCATGTTAGGTCTCTTCTCCCAATACTGACCCTTGGTTTCCTCCCATGCTCTCCATACTAGCATTGCAATTCCGATAGGAATACCAATACCAGTTCCTATGAAGAAGAATGCTATCAATAAATGCCAATCCCATTTCCACTTTTTTCTTGTAGAAACGGTTCTTACACTATCCATGTCCAACCTCATCGAGGATAGGATCATCATGTTCTAATGACTCTGCTTCCTCATGTTCAAGTCTTCGTGATAAAATAAATAATCTATTATGAAGCCTAGTAAACTCCTTTCTTATGTCTTGTAGTTCTTCTGCTACTTCTCTTTTGTAACCCATTACTATATGGTATATTCTGTGCCTCTTATAAGCGTTTAGATTCTTATATCAATTCTTTGCCGTTAGGCTCGCCTTCGGCTCGCTGATCGGACTCTTCCATATCTAATAGGCAATCGTTGCACATTATCTTTATATCACCAGTCTTTGGGTGCGGAAACGCTATAACAGCAGTAATATTCTCACCGCAGTAATCACACTCAGTCATCTGACTTTGCTAATTTTTCCTCTGCTATACGATCTTCTGTTAAGAATGTTAATTTCCAAAATACACGTTTATCATCTAATGGTATATCACTTGGTTTTAATTTACCATGAGCAAGTTCAAACCAACGAAAAATTGTTTTAAAGTCATCTGTACTAAGTTCTACCATAGCTTATTTGTATTTTTCAGATATATAAAGTAGTATGTCACCTGTCTCGCCACAACAGTCCTCTATGTAACCTTTCGATAGCCAAATCGCATGAATTACATGGTAAGGTTTACATAGTATGCAAGCTCACACCAATGACATACTGTGAATACTTATATAGCAATGGTTTTTAAGTATTTATATGGGTATCTTAAGTAAAGATGAAGATTATGTTGTACCAGCAAGCGGTTGCTCATGCTCAGAACAAGGTAGAGATATAGACTGCTCAGAACATGGTGGCTAATGACATAAATCTGACAAAATTTGACAAAGTTTATATATAGAGACATTACGT